CAAAGGTGCCAGAGTCACGGTCAACAGTCCGTGCAATAGGTGGTGCGATTTCTGGAGTACAGGTGTAACCATCAAGATCCTGTGAGCGGTAGCTACAAGACGCTGTGGGAGCGATTGCAAAGGCTCGGACCATACCGTTACGGCGAGCAACTGCAGTCGCTTGCTGAATACCTTCATTGATCTTTTTGACCAAGGTATATGCAACCGTTGCTTTCTCTACTCCCGCCAGGAACTGGTTAAGTGCTCTTCCAAACTGCTCATACGTGACACCGTACCTTCGCAGGAGATTTGCGAGACCCAAGACTCCAAGTCCAACTTGTCGATCGATGATTGAATCGAGGTATTCTCCAGTCTCTCCAACACCAGTGCGAGAATGGAGGTCACAAAGTTCTTGCATCCCTTCAGCGTAAGCATAAGGAATCTCGTCGAAGTTGCATGCTCCAAGATTAACGTGCTGTAGCAAGCAGGTTCCTCTGGATGGGAGGTACACTTCAAGACATACATTGCCACGGATTCGTTTAGTTCCTTCATACTTAACCTTGTTTAGCCAGATATCACCAGCTTTAATTCCGTTGATTAGTTTCATACGGGTGAGATAATCCATATCATCCCACCACTCTTGTGTAATATTTACACAGCGTTTGACCCAGGGGAGTTGATCACGTGGTGTTGTGATGAACTCTTCGATGTCTGGGTGCGAAGCGTCGAGGTGAAGCACTATAGCTCCGTTTTTGTACTTTCCGCCTCTACGCAAGATCTCATTCAAAGTAGAATAGATCTTCCCGAATGAGACAGGACCACTGGCAAGTAGCCCTTTGCCATTATCGTGTCCTTTGGGACGGAGACGCGAGAGGTGGATTGCACACCCTGCTCCATTCCTAAGGGCATGTGAGGCGAAACGCCAGGATGCTTCAATACCTTCTGGCCCTTCCATTGAATCATCTACTACAAATACTGTGCACGACACAGGGAGACGGCCATCGGGATCATCAATCCACGATTGGACACGTCCAGTTCTAGAAATTTTCTCAGCCATTAATCAGATCGTTCAAAATTGGTGGTTGGTAGTTTGGTCCTTTCAAGACCCCAAACCAAGCTTGGACATGTTTGATTTATGGACACGATCAAGTGCTTCTTCTAGATCCCATTCCATATTTTCTGCATATTGAAATGCTACATACACAAGGTCAGCTAGTTCCTTTAGCTCATGCTCATACGATTCATTCTGTACAGCATTGTAGAATTCATGGTACTCTTCAGCGATCAAAGCTAGTTGCATAGTCCGGTTGTCCGAACTGTTCTGAATCCCATACGCTGAACGAAATTCTATCGCCTGATCCGACAGTGATTGATTTTTGCAGTGAGTTAAGGTATTTGAGTTCATTTTCAAGATAGTGGATAGCCTTTTTAAGGTCTTGTGTTTCCGTTGCAACGCTTTTGTAACCGGCTCTGCAAATATATTTAATAGCATTACCGAGATGATAATTTAGTCCTTGGTCTCTGATGAAATCCCATACTTCGATGGATCCACGGGTGTAGTGAGCGGGAGATTCCATTGTGCTAGTAGTTGTCCTATGTTGTTTGTAAGAATAAAATTTGTTCGTTGTAGATCAAGAAATAAAGGAATAAGTTCTTCCTTCGGCGCTTTCTCTAGAAGATCCTTCATCCTCCTGATCTTGAATTGCTGCTCCATAGTCAGCTCTAGTTTCGGCATTGGTGGGAGTCCATAAGATGGGTCTGTTCGATTTGAAGTCATAATCTTCAGCAGTAAGAATCTTTGCTAAACGTGCGTTTTTCAAAGCATCCATTTCTGTGAGATTTTTAGATTCAAATGCTCTGACTATTGAATTCCAAGAGTAACCGTATTCCGCAAAAAATTTTGCGCTAGTTTTTACGCCAAATCCAGGTGCTCCTGAATAACCATCAGTTTGGTCGCCTGAAAGTGTCTGAATAAGGAACCATTCATAACCGCTTTGTTTGTCGATTGTGAACGTTTCTTCTAAATTAAATAGTTTGCCAGGTATCTGTTTCATGTCTTTGTCAGGAGACACAATAATGCAGTCATCATTCGATGTTGCATAGACACCCATTGCGTCATCAGCTTCTAGTTCTGGCATAATGACAACACGATAGTCGTCATGAAGATGATTGATTACACGTCGATAACCACAAGGTTTCTTTCGATTCCTATGTCCTTTATAGGCTGGATCAACTAGCTTTCTAAAGTTAACAGAATCACTGAAGAAAAGGATAACCTCAGAATCAAAGAATTGAGATTGAATCTTTGTGATTTCTCTGATTGTATTAGTATAAGCTTCTGAAAACTTAGATCCAACTAGGATAACATCATTACCCCAGTCAATATCGTATTCAGCAGCAGCACATGATTTATAAACAATATAGTCAGCGTCAATTAGGAGCTTCATCCTTGACCTCGCTTTAGCTTCCTCCCATGTGAAGGCTTGCTATTACGACCTTGGCCTTGACGTGTTTTCTTATTCGGTTTCGTAACCTTGATGTGTGTCTTTCCGTAGAGCATTAGCTTCTAATCCTGCTTGATAATCGTTTTCAAAGATTTGCATTCCTTTGTCAGTCAATACATGATTGAACATTTCCCAGAATACTTTAGGTGGCATAGTGACGATATCAGCTCCATTATAGAAGCAACGTACTACACGTTGTGGTGACCTAATAGATGCGGCGAGTACCTTAGATTGGGATTTGTACCGTACTAAATCAGCCACGCTACGTACTACTTCAGTACCTGCATAGCCTTGATCATCAATACGTCCAACAAACGGACTGACATAGGTAGCACCAGCTTTAGCAGCCAGAATAGCTTGAGCTGCATTGAACACTAATGTGACGTTAGTCCTGATATGTTGTTCATTAAAATACTGGCAAGCTTTCAAGCCATGTACATTTAGCGGTAGTTTGATAGTAGCTACATTACCAAACAGTTCATGTAGTTCGATACCTTCATTAATCATGGCATCTTTGGCACCCATTACTTCCATAGAAATATCAGGGATACCCATTTGTTCTAATTCACGGTAAACATCATAAGGTTGTCTACCACTCTTCATGATTAGGGTGGGATTAGTGGTGACGCCATTGATCAAACCTGTTTCATTGCAGGCTTGTATCTCACGTACATCAGCTGAATCAATAAAGATTTTCATTTAGTGGGTTTCACTCCAGTTTTTTCCTGTAGTTGCTTCCGCGTCGATACGACAGCGGATGTTGTAGTACTCTCCAGCTTCTGTAGCTGCAAGTACCAGGGATGTTGATAAGTCTTTTGCATGTGTAGGGTCTACTTCAAATTGCAATTCGTCATGGACAAATGCAAGTTGAGAGCAGCATAATTTTAGTTCTTTAATATGTTGTTGATTGATAACCATCCACCGCTTAGCGACAACTCCGGCTCCTGACTGAAGCAAGAAGTTCAATGCTTTATGCGGTGAATCCAGCGCAATTTTTCGGCCATCGATGCTTTTGATAAATCCACGTTCCGCAGCTTTCTTAACTGCATCGAGGAGGTCACTGAGTCCATCAATTGCGTCAACATACGCGGCACGAATCTCCTTTCCTTTCTTCTTCGCTTTTGCGGAAGATAGCTGTTTGTCATAACTGTGTCCGATTTTTTCGTCGCCAGCTCCATACAGAAAGGCGTAGCTTATGGTCTTAATTTGTGACCTTGTGACGCCTACCTTGTCTGCATTTACTTGATGGATGTCTCCATTGAGGAGGATGTCGGCGTACCTTCCCGCGTCCCATCTAGCGAGATAGTGAGAAAGCATCCGAAGCTCAATGCCACTAAGATCAGCGCCGACCATGACCATATTTTTAGAAGGTATGAAAAGTTCTCTAAATCTTGAGTCACTGGGCACTTGTGCGAGGTTTGGGTTTCTATGGGCGCACCTGTGTGTAGACGTTGCAACGCTACAGTGATGATGTATCCGGTCATTCGTACTCAGCTTCAGCCATGCGTTCGCGCCGTTCGACAGCATCCCAAGCATTTTCGTTACCGTCAAACATCTCGCA